GGTTCGGGTTCGGGTTCTGAGGCTGTCGTCGGTTCGGTCTCTGTCTCTGAGGCTGTCGTCGGTTCGGTCTCTGGATCAAGTCTCCCTGGCTCGGGACAACCTTTCCCACCGTCGCAACAAGCCTCTGGACAAGCAAAATAAGCATCTTTCTTTTTCATTGCACAAAATACATTATTGTATCCGTCAGAATCTTGTATAGATGACGGAACACACTCACAGTTCTTATATATATCATCGTTACACTCACTACACAAGTCTTTATCTAGGTCTTCTTTAAGAGCTTTAAAATCAGATTCTCCTATTTCATCACAAAGTTGTTTATCTATATATTTCCACTTTTTCATTTAGTATTTTACTATATTTCTTTTAAGCCTTCACCACCTTCTTCACCACCGGGCGAGCAGGTTTTTTCTTAGGAGTCGTCGACGTCACTTCCTCGCTACCACTATTCTCTGCTACGCTTTCAGCAACAACTGCATCCTGAGGCTCATCATCCACCTTTGAGTAGTGTGGAGTGAGATACTTCTGAATATTCAGGTAGGTAATCTGCATACCATCAGGAGGCTTGAGAAGACTGGTAAGTTTATCGTCAAGGATAAGCACACGACCGTTATCTGGGTGCTTGAGATTGTTCGCCTTGACATATTCGTTCACACGACGAGTGACCGCACTCCGCGATAGTTGGGTCTCGTCCGTACCTAGGAACTCCTGAAGTTCGGCTGATAGACCCATAGGACGGTTGAAACCATTGTTACGAGTGCGCTCCTTCATCTTCTCACCAGAAGGATCTTCTTGGTGATTACGAATCTTGCGAATAATCTTAGCCAGGGAGGTCACGTCTTTGCGCAGGGCTGCGAGTTCAGTCTGGATTGCCTCCATTTCTGTTATGTAATAGAATAGTGTCTTTAAGCCCGTATTAGACCCGTGAATGTTAAAAACAAAATGATCACAACAAGAACCATGATACCTGCCCCGACAATGGATACAATGTCATTCTTACTAAATTTCTTTATCAAATCTAATATACTTGGTGTCTCGTCTAGAATTTCTTCGAGATCGTTTATTTCTATTATACTTGTGGTCGGTGGCAGATCGGGCATAGTATTCTCTTTACCTGTTATCCTACCTGGTTCTGGGCACCCTGTACCCTCGTTACAACAAGATTCCGGACATGCTATAACCATACCTTCTTTGACAGTGGCACACATGACGTTGTTCGTTTGATCAGGAGTCTGATCGGATGATTTATAACATTTACAATCTGTGAACACCGAAGGACAATCTGATCTACAAACATCTTTCTTCAATTGTTTCATACGTTCTTCTAATTTAGTAAGTTTAGGATATCTATTAGAATTTTCTATAAAATCTGGAACACCTGCAATTGCTTGTGCAACTTCTCCGCAGAATTGCTTATCAGTAAACTTCCATTTCTGATCGGAAATATTTATATCACTCATATTATAATATGACAGAGAAATATTATTCTCGGAAGATTCTAGATAATTTCTATAAAACATATCTATGTGAAGGAGATTCTATCACATATAAACATTTTCAATCTGGAAATGTCGATTTCTTTCAAAAACGTCTGAAAAATATGGACATTGTTGAACAGGTTGTATACACAGAATGTACGAATATTCTTCGTGATATTATATATCTTGTGATAGATGAACTTACAATATACATGAAAGATTGGGGTGATATGATTATTACAGGTGGCGAGGCATTCAATCATTATTTTGATATGAATGACCGTGTTGTATCATCTGATATAGACACAAAGTTTGTTCCGCGGTTTATGTCTCCATTTGATCCGCGGTTTTTTGGAAAACTCCAGATTTGTAAAATAATATTTTGGAACAAGTTGGGACATATTGCAAAGAAATATAATTCTCGTTTTCGTGAGAGAATATCTGAACTATCCAAGACTCATATAGGAAAGATGTTATCTATACGTCCATGTCCAGATAAGATATGTCTTAAGAGACGTTATACTCTTATGAAAAAATCCCAGACACGGGATGTTCTCATTGATGTAGAACTGTTTGCATTTGATTTGGAAATTATGTATCTTGATAAGAAACATGTCATGGGTGGAATATTAGATATGCCATTAATGAGACCATATGAGATTGGTTACGAGGTTGCTTTCACACGTAAAAGGGGTATTCACACAATAAATCCAATAACAAATGATATAATATATTTTAAAAATATTCTTATTGCAAGTAAACTCTTTCTAATAGAAGATTTGTTTATAATGAAGTCACTTGGTCTCAGACCAAAAAAGATTAAAAAAGACAAGAAGAGAATGGTGTCTTTTTCGCAGAAGGTTTTAGGTATCAAGGGTATAACTTCAAAAACACAGGACAAAGAGATATTCCAAAAAGCTGTCAAGAGTATACCACCAACCCCCATTGTGAAACTTATAAGCGGATACCGTCCTCATATCCCCAAGAAACTCCCAGATCCAAGTCGTTTTAAGGAATATACAACGGAACCAGGTATACAGGTAGTTAAAAAAATGATTGTACCCGGTATAGTTACCCGCGATTTTGTCTCTATAGACGGTTTTGAAAAGACTGATAGTCGTATGTATTTTAACAGAAAAACACAAACATGGAAGATGTCCCGTAATCCTCATTATATTAGAAACAAATACAATTTCAGATCATCCCATGACCGACTCACCTATGTACCACAGAGATTATCAGATACATTATACGGTTATAACGACCAGAGGAATAGTTGGATATCCTCTAGTATTATAGACAAGACCGCCATGATACCTTTTGTTGGGTTAAAGAATAAATCCATTAAAGAATTAGTAAAAAAATGAAGTTTCTAGTTCCCCAGCAACTATCAGACGGTCGTTTTTTTGTTCGCACTCGTACCTCAGAAGATAAACGAGTATTTGTACAACTCAACAAGGTAAAACTATTGACCCAATGGGCAGAGGGTGACGACGTAACCCTACATACGGAGTATGATTTTACCAGTTTGGATAATGATATTCTCCAAGCGGCACAGGAAAATAGTACCACTTGGTTTGGTCGGGAAGTTCAGGCGAAGACTATTGATGCAGCATATCAGCGGAGTTCATCTTCAGGAACCATGAATATGCCCAAATCAAATAAGGTTCAGGTGTTTGATGTAGACAAGTCTACGTTTGACCCTAATGAACTTGATGCGGAGACGGAATGTGACTGTGTTATTGAACTTATGGGTCTTGTGTTTATGAAAAAGACATTCTCTTGTAATTGGAAAATTGTTCAGGTTCGTCGAAAGAAGGTTCCTCAAGTATCAGTGTACAACACATATTTGTTCGCATCAGACAGTGAGTCTGAAAAGTCAGAGGACGATGATATGAACCTGTAAAAAAAATCCTTTTAGATTATAAAGATGTTAATGTTGAACAGACTTCCCCGCAAACAAGTCCTTATGTATCTCGCTATTGCAGTTCTACTTGCCCTCGCTTGGTCATGTATGAGCAAGGGATCCTCCCCACTTCCATTTGAAATCCGTAGATCTATGTACAACAAGCAACGTAAGTCTAACTATGCCTCTCCAAATATGACACAAGAGACTAGCGCAGGTGTCATGGGTCTAGACATTGACAATGTTGATGGTATGTATGCAAACGCCGAAATATCACAGTCTAATAACGATATGAAGTCTAGTTGCACCGCATCAAACGGTGTGGGACTTGCAAGTTCTCTCCTCCCCCGTGATGCAGCATCACAGGATAACTTTGGTGAATTTGCCCCAGATGATATCCTAAAGGGAATGTCATTCCTCGAGCCCCGTAACCAGATCGGTCTACCAGAGACCATTGGTGGTGCCCTCCGCAATGCCAATCATCAGCTCCGCAATGAACCACCAAACCCCAAGAAACCTTACGTGTGGCAGAACTCCACTATCGCACCAGACAATATGCGTCGCCCCTTGGCTTAAAGAATAAGATACAAATAATATCAAATGACCCAGGAAATTACAGAGGATTTTCGTAAAGCCATGGCTGAATGGGTCGAACTAAAGAAACAACTATCAGAGGCGCGCAAAGATATGAAGGTTCTTACTGACAGAGAGAAGCATCTCAAGGGGTTTATAAAGGATTCCATGAAAACCCAGCAGATTGATACAGTAAATCTCAAGAAAGGAAAGGTGTCCTTAAAGACCTCCAAGCGTAAGGGAACATTTACAAAGAAGGCGGTTCAAACGGGACTAATAGATTATTTTGGTGGTGATGAGACAAAAGTAGAGGGTGCCATGAATTCTATCTATGACACTATAGGCGAGGTTGAATCAGACAACATCTCGCTTACAGGTACAACTAAAGAATAGAAACATATATAATATAGTACAAAATGGTCTGGAGCGAATACCTCCAGTATCAGAACACGGAACAACTTGAGATTGAAGAAAATGAACCCGAAACTCCTCAATGGGAAGTTGTTGAGTTTAACACATGGGTAGATTGGTATGAACCTCATCTATCGAATATGTGGAATGACTTCACTGTATATCGTCAGGATGCAGGTATTAGTGGAATTGTATTTCAGGGACTTGATTACTGGGACTGGTGCCGTATGCTCTATGACCGTTCAGACAAAAGAGCCATTCCAATTGATTAAGTTTTTTTTGTAAATGAATAGTAAATATGTTTGATATTGCAAGCCCAAAGATTATAACCCCAGCCGTGCTCTTTGCAGCTCTCAGCCCAGGTCTGCTCCTACAACTACCACGTACACTTAAGATAGCTTCAGGTCGTACCTCTCGTGAGTCTGTTTTCTTCCATGCACTTGTCTTTATGGTAGCATATTATGCAATTGCAAAGGCACGTGGTATTCAGCTCCGTAAGGCTGACCTCCTAGTGCCAGGTATACTCTTTATGCTCCTCAGCCCAGGTATACTCCTTCAACTTCCAGATACCATCCGTCTCATGTCTGGTGCAACCTCCATTCAGTCCGTCATTGTTCACACTCTCGTATTCGCAGTTGTGTTCGCGTTTCTTCGCGTTCAATTTCCTCAGTTCTATTAAATAATGAAATATCTAGTACTAGGCCCTGGAGGAATGGGTATTTATATAACTTTAGGATATCTAAAATCTATTGAAGAACGTCTTGATCTTTATCAAGAGATTTCAGGTTCTTCAGCGGGTTCGATAATAGCTGGTATGCTTGCTCTAGGGTTAACAATAGATCAGGTAATTGATAAGATTATATCATTTGATACAGAAGTCTTATCTAAATCGGTATCTATAAAGAATCTTATCACTAAATTTGGTTGTATCGATGAGAAATCACTAAAAGAATGGTTTTGTGATGTTGTTGGTTGTGATCCAACATTGGGAGATCTCAAAAAGAAAATTCATATATCATCTTATAACTTGAAAAGAAAACAGATTGAATATTTTTCCAATAATACTCACCCTCATATGAAATTGTCAGAAGCAATATACAAAAGTATATCAATACCACTTGTATTCTGCTGCAATGACATGTATGTAGACGGAGCATTATGCGAAGAACTACCTATAGGACCTTTTTTGGGATATCATTCAGATGATGTAGATATTGTTCAAATAATATTTGAACCACGGGAAGAAGAAATCAACACACTAATCCAATATATAATACATATTGTAACGGCTCTTATGAATAATAGGGTAAAATATCCCGAATTCCGGAAAAGAACTAAACTCCTCATTCACACAGAAGATACAATCAATTTCAATATGAATCAAGAAGATAAACTCAAGATGTTCGCAAAAGGTTTTAAAGAAAATATTGTATCTTTATAATAATAAATGTCAGGTGGAATTACTCAACTTGTTGCTATCGGTGCACAGGATGCACATCTAGTTGGAAAACCAGAGGTATCATTCTTTCAGTCCATCTACAAGAGACATACAAATTTCTCACACGTCGTTGAACGTCAAATTATTCAGGGGAATGTTTCAAACAATGGGACATCAACCGTACGATTTGAACGACGCGGGGATCTCCTTGGTTATGTGTACCTAACCGCAAGTGGCGCAGGTCAGTCACGTTCAATTAATAATTGGTCAGACTATATCGAACGCGTAGAACTCCTTGTTGGTGGACAGGTGATTGATGATCAGTCCGCTGTTTTCTCACAACGTATTGCACCAGATCTATTTGCACAGAATTATTCCAAATCACCCGCCTCTGGTTTTTATAAGAGTGAAGACGGAAATGATGATGTGTTCTTCTATCCTCTAAGATTCTTCTTCTGTGAAAATTGGCAATCAGCACTACCACTCGTCGCACTACAATATCACGACGTTGAAATCAGAATTACATGGGGGGCAAACGCAATATCTAATAATATAACTACATGGGAATGCTTTTCTGATTTCGTCTACCTAGATACCCAAGAGCGTAAATTCTTTGCCGATAACGAACACATGCTTCTCACCTACCAAGTTCAGAAAGCAACTGCTTCTGGTACACGTGTTCAGGAACTCAATTTCAATCACCCTGTCAAATTCCTAGCCAGTTACAGTGCAGACGGATTATCACCACTTATACAACCAGACACAAAGATCAAACTCCAAGTGAACGGCAACGACGTCGCAGATTTCAAGTATGCAAAGCCTCACTTTACCCATGTCCCCGCATATTATCACACATCTTATTCAACCAAAGAGGATAAACGTTTCATTATGCCATTCTGTCTCGAGACAGCCAAGTTTCAACCAACCGGCTCTCTCAATTTTAGCCGCCTGGATTCTGCCCGTATTATAACAGACGGAGGTATGCACACAGACGACGTGTACGCAGTCAATTTCAATATTCTGAAGATAACAAACGGTATGGGTGGTCTTCTCTATGCAAACTAAAAAATACATCCCATAATTTTTTATTACTAAATAATAATAAATTATGACTAGTTGTACCTTTACAAGAGGAGGTATAGAAATGTTCCAAGCTAAAATCCATAAGGAACTTGGTGTCCCAGTGAAGAAACTGCGGAAAATAAAACCCGG